TACTGATACAGCTACAACAGGTGGAATAGAAGGAGGAGGTTATCCAGTGTCCGTTGGACCGGTAACCATAGAAGCATAATGGCAGGATATACACTTTCAGCATTAGAAGCTGACATTAGAAATTATTGTGAAGTAGACAGTACTGTTTTTACTGGTGCTCTTCTAACCAGATTTATTGAAAATGCAGAATTTAGAATCAATAATGCTTTACCTATGGATTCAGATAGATTTGTTGATGAAGGAACCATGGCTGCAGACGTTAATAACATTAGAGTTCCAGCAGGGGCTTTATTTGTGAGAGGTGTTGAAGTTTTTAATGCTTCTAATTCTACGGAAATGGGTACATGGTTGGAAAGACGAGATCAAACTTTCCTATCTGAATATGTAGGAAGACTAACAGGCCCTGAAGGTTCTACTACATCAGGAGCCGATGTTACAGGGAAACCTAAATATTATGCTATGTTTGGAGGAGCGACAGGAATTACTGATACTACTTCAGGATCTATCTATTTAGCACCTACTCCAGATGCTAATTATATATTTAGAACCTATTTTAATAAAGTGCCTACAGGTTTAGAAACTAATACTTCTGGAACCTATATTAGTAGGTACTTCCCACAAGGCCTCTTATATGCCTCTTTGGTTGAAGCTTATGGATTTTTAAAAGGTCCAGCAGATATGTTGACATTATATGAACAAAAGTATACACAAGAACTACAAAAGTTTGCATCAATGCAAATTGGAAGAAGAAGACGAGACGATTACACGGATGGTACAATAAGAATACCGATCGAGTCACCGCCTCAATAATTAGGAGATCTTTATGGCAATAACATCGGCAATTTGTAACAGCTTCAAAGAAGAAATTTTACAGGGAGGACATTGTTTAAATGCCTCTGGAAGTACAGCTGCAGGAAATACTATTAAATGTGCTCTTTATTCAAGCAACTCAGCAACATTAAGTAAATCAACAACAGTTTATGCTGCTCCATCAGACGCAACTGCGGATCCAACTTCAACTTATGAAGTTACAACAACAGGTTCTGGATATACAGGTGGAGGAAGTGCTTTAACAAATATTGATGTCACTCTAGATAGTGATACAGCAGTTTGTGATTTTAGTAATGAAAGTTGGACATCGGCTACTTTTACCGCTAGAGGATTATTACTTTATAATACTACTGCTATTACAGGATTTACAACTAATCGATCAATTCTTGCTATTAATTTCGGTAGCGATAAAACTGTAACTTCAGGAACATTTACTATTGAATTTCCATCAGCAGCCGCATCAACAGCTATTATACAGCTAGCATAAGGAGGTAATTCCTTATGGCATCAATTTGGGGTGGTGATAGTCCTTCAGTCCCATGGGGACACAACACCTGGCAATCTAATACCGTTGCACAATCTTTAACCGGTCTATCAGCAACTTCATCAGTTGGAACTGTAGTCGCTTATCCTGAACAAGGATGGGGAAGTGATTATTGGGGAGTTGAAAATTGGGGCGAATCAGGCCTCACTCTATCTCTTACAGGTTTATCAGCTACAACTTCTTTAGGAACACCTACTACTACTCAACTTACAGTTGCTAGTTTAACAGGTATTTCCTTAGCCGCTTCTGTAGGTACTCCAGTTGGAAGATCAGATGTTTCTTTTGCTCTTACAGGAATATCAGCCACTTCTTCTCTAGGATCCGTTATTACAGAAATTAGTGTGCCTCTCACAGGACTTTCACTAACCTCTTCTGATGGAGCACCAACTATAGATTCAAGTAATACAACTACTCTAACTGGAATTTCTCTTTCTTCTGGTACAGGGTCGGTTACTATTTCATCAAATCCACTGGTTCAACCAACTGGACTTTCTGCTACAACATCAGTTGGAGCTATTACACCCCCAGATCAAGTAATGGGACTTACTGGAATTTCTGCTACAACATCAGTTGGAGCTATTACACCTGCAGATCAAGTAATGGGATTAACAGGGCTGTCTGCTAGTACATCTTTAGGAAATGTAGCTCCATTAGGATTTAAAAGGATTACTGGAACTCAAAGTGCCGGATATACTAGAGTCACGGGAACTCAAAGCGCAGGTTATACACGTGTAACCCGTGTTTAATCTATGTTGACATTATGAACAATATTAAATATAAAAAGATACACGATACGTATTAATTAGGAGATAAATTATGCCATCTACATATACCCCATTGGGCGTCGAATTAATGGTTACTGGTGAAAACGCTGGAACTTGGGGAACAAAAACAAATACAAATTTAAATATTATAGAACAAATTTCAGGTGGTTATGTTTTAAAAACTGTTAATGGTACAGGAGCCACAACTTTAGCTGTTTCTGATGGATCAACAGGTGCAGAACTTGCAACAAGAGTTATTATTTTAACAGGAACTATTACAGGAAATATAACTGTAACTATACCTCTTGATGTAGAGAACTGGTATTTTATTAAGAATGGTACTACTGGAGGTTATACTGTTGAATTTACATATGTGTCAGGTTCAGGTTCTAGTTTTACTTGGAGCACTACACAAAAAGATTGGAGAGTTTTATATGCAACTGCTAATGATGGTACTAATCCAGATATAGCAGAAATTGGATTAACAACTGCACCAGCAGGTTCAGATACACAACTTCAATATAATAATTCAGGAGCATTTGGTGGAGCTGCGGGTCTAACAACAGATGGAACAAATTTAAATATTTTAGCTCAAGGAGATTTAAGATTACAAGATACTAGTGGTAATCAATATGTTGCTCACCAAGCAGCGAGCACGACTACAACTTATACTGTTACATGGCCAGGAGCCGTGGCTACTTCTAATGATCAAATATTAACATCCACAACAGGCGGTGTTTTATCATGGGTGGATAACTCAGGCGGTACAGCATGGCAGGCAGTAGAAACAGGAACAACTATGACTGCTGTCGCTGGAAACGGATACTTTATTGATACCACATCTAATGTTTGTAATGTAACATTGCCAGCAGGAGTACTTGGCGATGAAGTTTCCCTGGTAGATTATGCAGGAACATTTGATTCAAATACATTAACGGTCACCCCGGGTAGCGGAGAACGAATACAAGGTGGGTCAGCAGATGCAGTTTTAACAAACTCAACAGAACGATCGGCATTTACTTTGGCTTATTCTGGCGCGACACAAGGGTGGCTTCTAAAGAGTAATTAGGAGCTGAATGGCAACATATAAAGAAATAAGAGGATTCAACATTAAATCACTTGCAACTGATCCAGCAAATCCGTTGGAAGGTGAAATGTGGTATAATTCAACATCAGGAGCTTTAAAAGTATATACAAACCGAAGTGGCTCTTTGGCTGTAGAAACAGTAACAACGAGTTAATTATGGCAACGTATAAAGAAATTTTTGGAAGACAGGTAAAATTTTTAGCAAGCGATCCACCGGCTGCTGCGGGTTCAGGAGAAATTTGGTACAATAGTGTCAGTAATACTTTTAAAACTAGTCTAGTCGTTTCAGCATGGTCGAGTGGTGGAGCTATGAATCAAGTTAGAAGATCTCCGGCAGGATGTGGTACACAAACCGCGGGACTGGTTTTTGGAGGTTTTAGTGGATCTACTGCGTTAAATAATACTGAAACTTATAATGGAACAGCTTGGACAGCATCTCCAGGAACTTTAACTACAGCTAGAGGAAAACTTGCTTCTGCTAGTGCAGGAGTTCAAACCGCAGCTTTAGCTTTTGGTGGTTCAACAGCTGAACCTTCTAATCCAGGTATTACGAATGTTTCAGAAGAATTTAATGGTTCAGCATGGACAGCTGGAGGTGCACTGACGACGCCACCTGTAGGAAGATATTCGCTTTCAGGAGCAGGTACACAAACGGCGGGACTTGGTTTTGGAGGATATATTACTGGAACAAGCGTAAATAATTCAGAAGAATATAATGGAACAAGTTGGACTGAAGGAGATAATTTAGGAACCGCAAAAAGTGCTATGGCTAGTTTTGGAACTCAAACTGCAGCAGTTGCAGCTCTTGGAACAGATGATTCTACAGTTCAAAATGCCACTGAAGAATATGATGGTTCGAGTTGGACAACTGGAAATAATGTTACATACACATCACAAAATGCTGGTGGAGCAGGAATACAAACCAATGGACTAGTTTTTGGGGGTAATACTAATTTAACTACTACTGCTGGTTATGATGGAACAACTTGGACAGCGAAACCTGCTATGGGAACAGGCAGAGATTATCTTAGTGGAGCAGGAATAGCAGCAGCAGCTTTAGCTTTTGGTGGAAATGCCCCTGGTGATGCTGGTGTAGATACTACAGAAGAATTCACAGGGACAGATACAATTAAAACAATAACAACAAGTTGATAATGAATACAATTAAGTATATAATAAATAAGGAGGAGTAAACTATGGCACTATTTATATATGGCACTGCTACAAACACTGGAAAAGGTTTCTTCACAAAAGAAGATAGAAGAAATTTCTTTCTTCGCGGTTATTCTGCAGAGGTCTGGGTCGTTGGCAACAACGAAAAAGGCGCTCTTTGGTTAGCTGATAAGAACGGTGTTGAAAAGACAAAAGCAGAAGCGCAAGCTTTGGTTACAACGGAAGTTGAAGCTGATCAAGCTGCGTGGGATGCTAAGTCTGAAGAGGACCGGGGCAATATTGATAGACCACCACAAGTAACACTTCCATAAAGGAATTTAAATGGCTGAATATAAAGATATTAGAGGACTAAGAGTTAAATACTTATCCGCAGATCCAAGTAATCCGGAGACTGGAGAGGTATGGTATAACTCTTCTTCAGCTACACTTAAAACATATATAATGGCACCTGGTACTGTTGCAGCCGGTGGAGCACCCGGAGGAAGTGGTGGTAAATCACAATTAGGTGGATGCGGTACGGTCACAGCTGGATTAATGTTTGGTGGTGAACCTACAACAACTGCAACTGAAGAATACAATGGAACTGCATGGGCCAATGTAAACGCAGCGCCAACTGGTGGAACTGACATGGGTTCTGCTGGAACTCAAACATCTGGTTTATGGGTTGGTGGAACTGGAACAACTGGAAATTCATATGAATACGATGGAACGAATTGGGGATCAACTGCAACATTAGGAACTGCTGTAAGATTTGCAGTAGGAACATGTGGAACACAAACCGCAGCTATGCTTACAGGGGGCTATCTTACCCCTGGAACACCTACAAATATAATGCAATCGTATGATGGTAGTAGTTGGACAACTATTCCACAAACATTTCCAACAGGAAATGCTACTCCTGGTTTTAGAACTTCAGGAATTCAAACTGCAATAGTTGCAGCTGGTGGTCCGGTACCTAGTGGCAACAACGTCGCTACAGAACTTTGGGATGGAAGCTCATGGACAGCAGTTAACAATTTAGGTATTGGTTTATCTGCTGGAACTCAACAAGGAACAACAAGTGCAACAGTGCTTATGAGTGGACACCCTGCTAGCCCTCCATCTTATGGAGTAGAAATTCAAACATGGGACGGAACTGATTGGTCAACTTCTCCTGCAACATTATCTACTGGACGAGCCCAAGCGTGTGGTGGTGGCACAACTGCATCCATGTTTATTGCTAATGGTGCACCAGGCGTAGATGCAACAGAAATATATACTGGACCAGCTTTAGCGACGAGGACATTGACAACGAGTTAAATATAATATATAATACGGCTATGAAAGAGAAAAGAAATATTTACGAACTTATTGTAAAAGAAGCACCGAGTCTTAATAATTTATTAGATGCTGAAGATGTTTCTAAATTTAAGGAACTCACAAGCGAACTTAGAGATACCTGGACTAAAAAACAAGTCTTTAGAACAGAGACAGAAATGAGAATGTCTGTGCTACAGGATGCTAAGTATCCAACGAAGGCTTCTAAGTACTGGCAATGTGTCAGAGAACAAAATGTATTCCTAGAAAATTTAATGTCGCTATCTTTTGAGGCAAGACGCAATGAAGTTAAACTTAAAAGATTAAAACAAAAAATTAAACTTGAAAAAGATCCAATAAAACGAGAACTCTGTCAAATCGACATTGATGAAAAGACTTATGGCGTCGCTAATAGCCAATTAGTAGCTAGAGACAGAATGAGAGAAATTAAACTTTGGTCTACATTAAAGAAAGAATTTAATGATGGATCCTTTGATACCAAAGATGTCAATACACATCAGTTAGATTCTTATCATTTAATTATGAAAAACAAGGCAGAGACCTTAACCTCTGGATCTTCTCAACCTGAAGTCTTTAATGTACTTGGACAATTACAAACGATAGAAAGAGTTAAAAAATCAGGAGAAATGATTTATAACAAGAAAGAAAAATTGACCCATGACCTCGGAGCCAAATCAGAATAAACAGATATTCTTTTTAATAGGAATGCCAAGGTCTGGAAATACCTTGTTCACATCCTTAATGAATCAGAATAAAGATTTAGTGGTGACTGCCAACTCGATTACGTTAGAGATAATGAAAGATCTCTTTCTTCTTAAACAAACTGACGTCTTTCAAAACTACCCAGATCATAAATCTTTGGATAATGTTTTAGATTGTGTGTACGATGTATTTTATAAAGACTGGCCTCAGACATATATTATAGATCGAGGACCAGTAATGACCATAGACAATTTTGCTTTAATGCAGAAACATTTTAAGTGTCCTTTTAAATGTATTGTATTGCTTAGAGACCTAATGGATGTGCTGGCTTCTTATATGAAATGGTATACAGAAAACCCTGATGCGTTTCCTAATAGATTTAATCTTAAAGATGATGATGAAAAATTAGGTAAGATTATGGATGATAATGGAGCGGTGGCTAAAGAACTTAAAGCAATCCAAAACTCTTTTAATTATAAAGACCAATGTTGTTATTTAAAGTATGATGATTTAGTAGCTGATCCTGAACGATGTATTAAAGAAGTATATAAATTTTTAGATATTCCTTATTACCCCCATCAATTTCAAAACTTACAACAAGTTAGTATTAATGGACTAGGATATAACGATGGAATTATGGGAAAAAATATGCATACTATACGCAATGAAATCAAGAAAGAATATAATCCCTACATTGAAAAGATACCACAAAGAATAAAGGATAAATATGGACACATTAGATTTTAAAATAACTGCTTTAGGACAAACTGTTTTAAGCTACAAGGTTCCTCTGGATGTCTATAATATAATTAATCATATTTATGAAACGAAGTATCCAACTTTACCTCCAGCCAATAAACAATTGGTAGGAAAAATCGAGAAGGAGCATTCTTTATTCTTTGGGGGTGAGGATACTGATAAAATGAAAAAACACAACTTATTACCTCAGAATGTATTGCAATGGTTTGAGAAAATGTTCAGACATTATTTAGATTTTAATAAAATTAAAGAATATAACCTTCATTTAAATTCTGTATGGGTTAATCAAATGTTTGAACATGAATACAATCCAGTGCACGTGCACCAAGGAACATTGTTCACGGGTCTATCGTCAGTTATGATTTTAAAATTACCCAAATCTTTTGGAGTAGAATATTCATCAGCTCATCAACCACAAAACGGACGATTACAAATTTTAGGTTCAGCGTCGGGACAGTTTGCAGCCATTGATTATCAACCCGATATTAAAGAAAGAGATTTTTATATATTTCCTTATGACATGAGACACTGTGTATATCCATTTAATGGACCTGGAATGAGAAGAAGCCTGGCGACGAACATGGATGTAGAATATAACCCAATAAAAAACAGGGGAAGAAACTAATGTACGAAAATATACATATTACAGAACCTAAATGGAAAAGCTGGATCATTCAAACCACGACTCCATTATTTACACCCGATCAGTGTAATCAGATTATTGCATCAGGTAGAGCACAGAAACCACAAGCCGCACAGGTAGGAATGAATAAACCTGGCGGAGGAACTGATACTAAGAAACGAGTTACTACGATCAGTTGGATTCCGTTTAAAGAAATGGGGCACCTGTATCAGGATCTTTATAAATTTATTGTTAAAGCTAATGAAAATCATTTTGGCTTTGGCGATATTCAAATAACGGAGAATGCACAGTTTACAGAATATCCTGAAGGAGGGTTTTATGACTGGCATATGGATTGTGATGTGAACATGAACCACGAACCACCGGTGCGAAAAATATCAATGACTCTTTTATTAAATGATCCAGCAGAATTTGAAGGTGGGGAATTAGAGATTATGGCACCAGGAAAATATGCAGATATGAAACAAGGTCATGCCATTATCTTTGCGTCATTTTTAAATCATAAAGTTAATGTTGTTAAACGAGGAATGAGACAATCTCTTGTTGTTTGGTTTGGAGGTAAACCTT